ACGCCCGCGATCCGGGCGGTTTTGACGCCGGGAAATCCGGGGCGGAACATCGATGCCCAGTCGGTCATGTGACGACCAGGACCGCGGTTGCGAGGCTCGACATCGGGGCGACCCGCGCCCAGATCGCGCCGTCGCCGAGCAGGTCGCGGGTGACGCCCTTCTCGACATCGATCAGGTGCCCGGAAACAGTCGGCGCCGTGCCATCCGCGCCCGTCACGGCGATCTCGACCAGCGCCCCGGAGGGCGCGAGCGAGATGAGCGCGCGACCGACCGCCGCCCCGACGACGAGCGACCAATCACGCGTCAGCGCTGCGTTCGTCGTCGCCATTACGACAGCTTCAGCGTCTGCACGACAGGCGGGCGGGTGCAGACCATCACCGGGTGGGTCTGCACCTTGATCCGCCAGCCCTTATCGTCATCGAGCGGCCAGGCGCTGAGGTAATACGGCTGCCCGGACTCGCCCATGCCGACGCTCGACAGGGTGTCATCCGGGGCGAACGCTTGCACGAACAGACCGGAGACGCCGCGCGGGATGACCTTGGCCTTGCCATCGGTGATCTTTACGGTGCCCTGCGGGCGGTAGCGGTGCCAGGTGACGTTGCCGAATTCAATCGAGTCGGTCGGAACTTTTCGCGCGTTGTTTGCTTCGACGGTATTGAGATACGTCTCGCGCATGGATTTTGATTGGATCAGCCCGATCCAATAATCATCGGAGCAGTACGCATCGATCCCGGTGTGGCCCATTCCGTCGAGCGCGGCCTCAATCGGCTTGATGATGTTGCTGAAGATCGCCGCGTTGACCGCGACGGTATCGGCTACGCCAAATCCAACCACAACCTCGGCTGGCGCATTGCCGAATACATTGCTCGGCGCATTGACGACCGAAACCCGCAGATATTCGTGCTGGATATCGACCCAGTTACGCAGCTTGCGTACGGCACGATCGCGACGCCCGATAATGACCTCCGGATTGATCCCGCCACGCTGCCGGGCATTGAGCACGCTATCGGCGAGGATCGGGATTTCCTTCGGGTACGACGCGGTCTTGAATGCCTCGACGCCGTCCTTGTCCAGCGTCAACTGATCGGCCGGCGCGCCGCGCGGCTTTGCGGCCGACGGGGTTACGGCGTCCTTTCCAAGCACCTCGATGTCGACGTTCGTCGACGTGACGTTGCTCAGCGTCTCGAACGCCGGCGCCAGCATGCCGGGGATGAACTGAGCCTGCTCCAGCGACACCAAGAGCTGCTCACGAGTGAAGAAATCGCGGTAGAAATCCATGATTAGCTCCGAGCGTAGAGGTTGTTGGCGGCCATCTGCGCAATTGCAGCGGTTTTCTCTCCGGCGTCGACGCCGGCGGCCCATTGCAGTGCGGCGGTCTGGACAGCCGCCAGGCGGACCAGGGCGGTTACGGTTGCGGCGGCCGAGCTGGCGTCGACGGGGTAGAGCGCAACGCCGATGACCGGGCCGGTCGCATCATAGGCGCCAACGGCGTCGGTATGTGTGACGGTAATGGTCGCCGCATCGCCGATAGCCCAAGTGCCCTGGGTGCTGAATCCGATGCCGTTGGCACTCCAGGCCGAGCCGATCGTATGCAGGCCGAGATAGCTGCCGTCGGGCGCGAACACCTGCATCTTGGTCGCGGACAGCGCGGCGAGCAGATAGACGCCGGATTGCGCGGCAGGGGTTGCGGTCACGGAGTCCGCCACAAACGCGCCATTGCCCGCCGCGGTATCGGCGCCCACTGCGGCACTCGTGCGGACATAGCCGAGTACGGTCATGGCGCCGATGGCAGCGGTCCCGCTCGGGACGGTTACGACCTCGCGGCTGATTTCGGGCGTCTCATAGAGGACGCCTTCGCATGCCCATTGGGGCTCATTGTACGTTGCCATTAGCGGATGCCTCCCACTGCAACCTGATTAAAAATACGGCGCTCGATGGCCGCGGCGTCGATCGGACTCGGCCCGCTCGGTACGGCCGAGCGGATCTCGGTACCGCCGCGGGTCGCGTAAACATCGACGATGCGCGCGTTGAGCTGGTCCAGCGTCGAGCCATCGACAATGGCCGCTTGCGCAAGCTCCGGCATGCCGACCGCGGCGCAGCGATCCATGATCGCGGCGACACGCGTGCGCTCGACGGCGACGGCATCGACGGTCGGTGTTTCGAGGATCTGCGGCTCGGGAGTGCCGGCCGCCGGGGTGTTGTCAGCCATGTCGGCCTCCGGTGGATTGAGCGGCAACATCGCCGCGATACGATCGAATTCGGGTGTTTCGCGCTCTTTCATTTTTGCCTGAAGAGACTGGATTTGTGCACGTGCAATTGCCATTGCTGCGCCGCGATCTTCTGCGCCGTCACCTGCTGGGACAACGCGATCGGCATAGCCCGCGTCGACGATCTCGGAGCCGAATAGCCACGTCTCGGCATCCATCTCGGAGCGCACGGCATTGATGGTGCGCTCGGTCCGCTCGGCATAGGCGCCGGCCAGAACGCGAGCCAATCCGGACAGGATCTCGCCGGCCTTTGCCATGTCGCGGTAGTCGCCCATCGCGAACATCCATGGGTTGTGGACCATGTAGACGGTGTTGTCCTCGACTTCGACGGTATCGCAGACCGATGCGATATAGGTCGCCATCGACATGCAGATGCCGCTGACGTAGGCGGTCACGGTATTGCCCGCGCGCCGGTGTGCGCGAATCGCGTTGGCGATGTCGACGCCGTCGCTCACGGATCCGCCGGGCGAGTGGATACGCACGCGGATATCACCGGATGCGGATGCGAGCGCACGGCGGAATGACTCCGCCGTCACGTCCCATCCGATCACGCCCGTCAATTCGATTTCGGTCATTCGTCGATCTCCGTATTCGGTTCGGTCTGCGCCGCGTCGTCGGGGTCTTTTGCATCCGGAGGCGTCGCCGGGCCATTCGGCGCATGGCGCGCGTCGCTGTCGAATGCAATCCCGAGCCCGTCGAGCACGGCGAGGAATGCCGCGTGCTCTTTTGCAAGGATCTCGGGGTCAAAGCCCTGTTCACGGATCGCTTGCGGCAGTGATTTCAAGCCCGCTCGGACGGCGTCGCGTACAGCCGGGATCTCGCGGGCCGGGTCGACAATCTGCCGGCTCGGGGCGGTCCAAAGCGGCACCTCGGGGCGTCCGGTATATCCGGCGACCGCTTCGGCTTCGAGATACCACTGCGTGAGCGGGGTCAGAAATTGCGGCGCAAACAATTGCCAGCGCCACGACTCGATCGAGCGGCCGAATTCCTGGTAGCCCATGCGTGCCGAGCTGAAATTCACACGCGACAGGTCGCCGGTAAGCACTTCGTACGGGATCCCGTAATCGGCCGCGACGGCGAGCAGGACGGCGAGCTCAAGGTCCTTATGATTCGGCGGCGCGGGCGGATTCGCGAATTCAATCGCTTTGCCCGTAGGCAGGATCTCGATCAAGCCCGGCTCGAATTTTTCCACGAGCGGATTTGCGGATGTGGCGCCTTCGAGCCCCGGCTCCATGTCGCGCACGAAGGCCATGTAGCACGCGCTCTGACGCTGCCGCTCAAGCACCGCATCGTGGAGATCGTCGAGCATCCGCAGGCGCGTGTAAGATCCGGTCGCCCACGGCATTCCGTGGACCTGCCCGGGGCGGTCCAGCCGATAGACGTGCAGGAATTCGGCGGCCGGTTTCGGCGCCGAGATCATGCTGTGCCGGTGCGTCGCGTCGCCGGGATGCTCGGGGTAGAGCCAATAGGCGACGCGCTGCCCGAGCCCGTTGAACTCGACGCCCTGGACGATATACCCGCCGCTGGCCGTGATCTCGTTTTTGCCGCGGTCGATCCAATCCGGCTCTAATACCTGGATTTGGAGAGGGACCGAATAGCCATCATCCGTCCGGCGCGGGCGCTTGCGGACCAACGCGGATCCGGACTCAACGACGGTGCGTGCGATCAGCGATTGCAGGCCGTAGCCATCGAGGCGGCCATCGGCATCAATCTGAGTGGACTCAAACCAGGCGGTCCAGCGCTTTTGGCGCCGGGCCGATGCCCATTGCGCGCGGATGCCGCTCCCAATCCAGTTGTTGACCAGGGCGTTGATCGCCCGGCGCGCCCACGGGTTGTTCCGGGCGAGGTCCCGCGAGCGATCGAGCACGGTCGAGAGATCGGCCGCGATCTCGCGATTTGGGCCGGTGCCGCGCGACGCGAGCCACCCGGCGGTCCGGCGCGAGACCGAGCCGGCATCGTAGCGGGCCATCGGGGCGCCGCGGTGGTCAACCAATTGGACGACGTTGGATCTAGTAGCCACGGCCAAACTCACCG